AGAACCAACGGTCGAACCTGAACACCCCCAGCAATGGGACAGTATGCGCCAAGTAATTGGCGTGCAATGAGGCAGAAGAAGGAAATCAAATGGCAGAACCAGTACAAACCCAGCAAGAGCTAGACCAAGAGGCCGAATACGCCGCCGCATTTGGAGATGACGGCACCGCTCCAGTAGAACAAGATGAGAACTCAGCCATGGGTATTGAGCCGCCTGATGATGCGGTGGCCGCGGCCGCAAATGCCGCACAATCAGCCGAAGAGGGCGCGAAATCGTCCGATGTTGCAACCAAAGGCGTTCAGAATGAAATACCCGATGCACCAGCAGATCCTGTCGTTTCAGCGCCTGTTGAAAAGCCCGAGGATCTGGAATACCCAGAAGATCCCAAAGAGCTTCAGCGCGTGAAGTCATGGGAAGGCCGCCTGAAAAAGCTCGAAAATGAGCTGATGGCCAAGAAGAGCGTGCCCGACGAGAAGGGTGCCCAGACCATGGAAATCCTTAGTGAGAAAGCACAAACCAGTGGTAATGAGGAACTGGCTGATGCTGCAAAATCACACGCCGAGCACCTGGAAGATGGCAACATGACGCTGGAACAGGCGATGACGCAACTCGAAGCTGACTTCGGCGCGCCATTCGTTAAGATGATCGAGTCCATCGCCTCCGCTAAGGCCACCCAGGCCGGCAAGACAGCGGCTTCTGACGCTGTTGGAACGGTTGACAAGCAAGTTAAAGATATAATTTCACACATCAGTGACAGCGCTGAGCAATCGCACTTCGAAAAGATCGCAGACGCGGTACCGGATTTCAATGATATCCGACAGACCCCAGAGTTTGCAGCCTTCGTCGAAGCCGGCGGTGAGAAACGTCAGGCAACCGCCTCAAGTGGTAATGCCAAAGACGTCATCAAGATGCTGAACGCCTTCAAGGCTGGCCAAGCAAAGGCCATCGCCGACAAAGAACTTGCCAAGGCCCCTACGAAGGATCCTGCAAAAGACATGAGCATAGATGCCGCAGCCGGCGTCCGCTCAGGTGGTATGCAGATTCCGAAGGAGCCCGCTGCGGCAGATGATTTCGCCGGTGCATGGAACGAGGCCGACTAAGAAAAATAAGTATTTAGTCCCGACAAAATGTCGGGATAAATGTCGGGATAAACGTCCCGCCAACCATCTGCTTGAGAAGCTAAAATTTCGCTGAGGAATCAGCAATCACCTGCCTCACAGCGTTTCGTCAGTGTTCGTCATACGCTGTCAAATCTCTGGAGCACGACCACTAAGTCGCGCCGACCCGGTTCGGGACACGCCAAGGCGCCCCACACAAGATCCGCTGCGTCCGCATACGGCCACTCTGTCAACAGCTTCTTTTGTTTTTGGTTTTTCATCCATTCAAAAGGAGGACACACTATGTCCGCAAATACGAACGTCTACGGCGACATCTCGCCACGAACCGCTGCCTTCGCAGCCAAAGATCTGCTTAAACGCGGACTGCCCTACCTCGTCCTGGAAAAGTTTGGTCAATCCAAACCACTGCCAGCCAACAACAGCAAGGTGATCAAGTTCCGGCGCTACACGGCCCTGGACAACACGCCCGCTGCGTTGACCGAGGGTGTCACGCCTGATGGCAAAATCCTGACCTATACCGACGTGACCGCCACGCTGGTGCAGTACGGTGATTTGGTTCGCATCTCGGACATCGTTGCCGACACCCATGAAGACCCAGTGCTGAAAGAAGCCACTGATCTGTTGGGTGAGCAAGCTGCGCAACTGGTGGAAAACATGCGCTTCGGCGTCCTGAAGGCCGGCACCAACGTGCTGTTCTCTGGTGTTGCCACTTTGCGTGAGAACGTCGTTGCTCCAATCGCCATTGCCACCCAGCGCCGTGCCGTGCGTACCCTGAAGCGTCAGAATGCCAGGTTCATCACCAAGATCGTTCGTTCGACCGTTGCTTATGGCACGGAAAACGTCGCTCCTGGCTACGTGGCCCTGATTCACCCTGACTGCGAAGCAGACGTGCGCGTTATGACCAACTTCACGCCAGCAGAGAAGTACGGCTCCATCACCCCATGGGAAAACGAGTTGGGCAAAGTTGAGGACGTGCGCTACGTGTCGTCCACGATCTTCGCTCCGTTCGCCAATGAGGGTGGTGCCGCTGGTGCCATGCTCAGCACGAACAGCACCGACGCTGACGTGTACCCGATCCTGTTCCTCGGCGCAGATGCTTACGGCATTGTGGCACTGAAGGGCATGTTCGCCATCACGCCTATGGTTGTGAATCCGAAGCCAACCGACAGCGACCCACTGGCCCAACGCGGATCCGTGGGCTGGAAGACCCTGCAGACTTGCGTCATCTTGAATGATGCCTGGATGCTGCGTGTTGAAGTAGCTGCTACGGCCTAAGCATCAACCCGGTGAGGTGGCCACGAGCCATCTCGCTGGGGTTGCTGCGTCTTTATATGCATCATTTAAAAAGGAAAAATCATGGCAGATATCTCCGACGTAACCTCCAGACTGGATCATCAAAATCTACGCACCGCTTTTAAGCTCTTGTTTGACGACATGATCGTTGAAACACCGGTCGGCATTATTGCGGAAGACCCAGATCCCATAACCGACTACACCGCAGTGGGCAACATGAGCGACCCAGTTACCAAGGCGCAAACATCTTCGCCAGTGAGCACGAGGGTGGCAATTTTGCCGCTCTGGTAGGCTTGAATGGCGTCATGTACCAGATTCCGCGCGGTGTCGAGGTGGAGGTACCTTCCGAGGTGTTGGCCATCCTGCACAACGCCGTCACGACCATCACTCTGCCAAAGGTCGAGGGTGGAGTGTCGACGCGCGATGTGCCGCGCTACAACGTCCAAGTCGTGAGCTAACGCATGGCCGGGTCAACCCTGGTCAAGGATGTTCTCCGAAGCGGTGAATCGGCTCATAATCGGCTCACCTTATGCGGTGAATCGGCTCAAATCGGCTCGTCAAGATGAAAACAGAGAGCTTTTACCCCTACGTGCTACCCGAGGTGATCGGATGCCCGGACCCGACGGTCAACCAGGCCATCGTGTCCGCGGCCGCCGAGTTTTGCCGTGAGACGCTGAGCTGGACGGAGATCCAGGATCCCGTGTCCCTGGTCAACGGCGAGCACAACTACGAGCTGGATGTGCCATCCCAGGCCTATGCGCTGACGGTGCGCGATGTCTGGCTCGGCATCAGGCGCTTACAGCCAATCACCATGCAAGCGCTACAGGTGCTCATGCCGACCTGGCAAACAGCCACTGGCAGCGTGCCGACGCACTTCAACTCGGCAACCGAACGCGGCTTGATCCGCGTTTTCCCAATTCCGAACGATGTCTTGGCAACAGATCCGAAACTGGTGATCCGCGCCGCCTACGTGCCGGTGCTCAACGCCACCACCATCCCAGACTTTCTTGGACAGCGCCACGTCGAAGTGATTGCAGCCGGTGCCAAGGCGCGCCTGATGGTGATACCAGGCACCGCATGGAGCAATCCAGGGCTGGCCGGCATCTACCGCACCCAGTTTGACGCCGGCATCCAGACCGCAATCATCGCCGAAGCGCACGACCGCGTGCCAGGCGTTCTTACTGTTCCAGCCCGTCGATTTTTCTAAGGACTCACCATGGCCATCACCGCCCAATCAATCGTTCGCCGCGTCGTCGAGACCATCCAGGATACCACCTCCATCCGCTGGCCGCTGCGCGAGCTGGTGCGATACCTCAATGACGGGCAGCGCGAGATCATCTTGTACCGCCCTGATGCAATGATCACCACGGAAGCCGTGACCCTGGTCTCCGGCACCAAGCAGTCCATCCCGGCCGGCGGATCCAAGCTGATTGACATCACGCGCAACACGGCCGCGGCCGGCACCAAGCGTGCAATCCGAATTTGCAACCGCGAAATTCTGGATGCGCAACAGCCAGGCTGGCACGCGCTGACCGGCACGCTCGACGCCATGCACTACATGTACGACCCGCGCAATCCCAAGACCTTCTATGTCTACCCACCTGCCCATGCGGCCGGCACCACAAAGGTCGAGGTCATCTATTCAAGCCTTCCGACCGATATCGCCGCTCCCGATGAGGGTGCCGTGATTCTCTCGTCCATGGCCGAAGACGACGCCACGATCGTTGGCGGCGAGATCAGCGTGCCAGACATTTATGCCAATACGTTGCAGGACTACATGT